GTTGTCGCAGGAAATGTTTATTCATTTGTTCCTGAAACAGTAATTCCACCAGCTGTGGTGGTTGTGCCTGATTCACCTTACTTAGAATTTGAAACAATAAGCAAAACCAATGTAAGAGCCAAAATCAATTTTACAATATCAGTTGCAGTTGCATATAACAGCAACCCTGCATCGCTCGACAATATCGAGCAACTAATCATGAGTGTTCTGGCAGTTATCCCAACGGGATATGTTGTCAGCTCGGTTGAAAGACCGACAGTCAGTCAAGTTGGTGCATCAACGCTGCTAATCGCAGATGTTCGAGTATCTACCTATTACACACAAACAGCATAAGGAGAAATCATGGCAACAGTCGTAATTACCGGTCGTGATGTTGGTTTATCTTTCACAGGTGGAACAGATATTCAAGCACAGGCGACAAACGCAGTTTTAACCAAGGTCAATGAGCGTCAGGTTTATCAGACCATGGAAGGCGAGGCTTACAAGACCACAAACATTTCAGGAACATTCCAATTGGATATGTTGGCTGACTGGGGCAAGGCAAACTCAGTTTGCGAGGCTCTATGGACAGCTGCTGAAAGCGCACCAGATACAGACATCAGCATGACACTTACAGCTGCATCAGGAGCACAATTCGTGTTTCCAGTAAAGCCAGAGTTTCCAACTGCTGGTGGTTCAGGTGTTGATGCTCAGACAGTATCATTCACCTTTACAGTATCTAAAGGCGCAGTAACCGAAACTTTTAGTTAAAAAATAAAACGGGAGCAAACAAATGAAATTACCAATTACAATTGAATATAACTCAGGCGATCAAGCAACATACATTGCACAACCGCCTGAGTTTGCGAAATGGGAGAAACAGACGGGAAACATAATTGGTCAAATATCTGAGAAGTTGGGTATTTGGGATCTTATGTTTTTGGCTTATCATGCACATAAGCGAGAACTTGGTGGATCCAAGCCCGTCAAAGCAATGGATATTTGGATGGAAACTGTCGCTGATGTAATAGTCGGTGATGCAGACCCAAAAGTCATCCAGAAGGAAGCCTAAATCGATTATTGGTTGAGTTAGCAATAACTACTCACATACCAATGAGCGAATGGGTTGAAGCAGAGGATATTTTAACAGCGATCGAGATATTGGAGCGAAGGAATGGCAAATGAAACAATCGCCTACAACAAATCCGATCTGCGTGATATTTACAAGGCTTTCAAACTTATGGACGAGCAAGCAACAGAGGAAGCAAGAAGTCAATCTGCTGCTTTGGCGTATTTTGCTTCAGAGGAAATTAAGCAGGCAGCTAGAGGCAGAGAGAAATCTGGCAAGGCAGCGCAAAGAATTGCGGATGGCGTTAGTATCTCCAAGTCAAGCAAAATTGGTGAGTTCCGTTATGGTTTCGCAAAACAAAAGTTTTCAGGTGGGGCTACAACGCAAACCCTATGGGGTGGTATGGAGTTTGGATCTAATAAGTTCAAGCAGTTCCCTACATATTCAGGACGGCAAGGCAGAGGTTCAAGAGGTTGGTTTATCTATCCAACCCTTCGCAGAATTCAGCCTGAATTGATTAACAAGTGGGAACAAAGTTTTGATCGCATTATTAAGGAATGGATTTAATGGCAACCGGTAATCGCACATTAAAATTATCAATCCTTGCTGATGTTGATGACTTAAAAAAGAAGCTAGGTGAAGCCGACAAAGCGGTTGAAACCAACGCCAGCAGGATTTCAGAGTTTGGAAAGAAGGCTGCTGCTGCATTTGCCGTAGCTGCTGCTGCCGCTGCTGCCTATGGTGTCAAATTAGCCGTTGATGGGGTCAAATCAGCCATCGAGGATGAACAAGCACAATTAAGGTTGGCTGCTGCCCTAAAGACCGCCACAGGGGCTACCAATGCCCAAATAACCGCAACTGAGGGATACATTCGACAGACTCAATTAGCCACGGGCATAACCGATAATGAACTAAGAGCATCATTCCAGAGATTATCGGTATCAACCAAGGATGTTACAAAGTCACAGGATTTACTAAATTTAGCAATTGATATATCAAAGGGAACTGGTAAAGAACTTGGCACAATTGTTGAAGCATTATCAAAGGCTTATGAAGGACAAGATACAAGACTTGCAAGATTAGGTATTGGTTTAAGCCAAGCCGATCTAAAGGCAATGGATTTTACCGAAACCACAAAGGCATTGACTAATCTTTATGGTGGTGCAGCAGCTGCTAACGCTGAAACATTTCAAGGCAGAATTGATCGATTAAAGCAAGCATTCGCCGAAGCACAAGAAGAAATTGGTTATCGACTACTTCCATTTGTTGAAAGATTTGTTACTCTTATTGTGGATGAAGTAGTTCCTAGATTGCAAGAATTTGCTTCATATTTCGATCCAATCAAACAAGCAATTAAAGATAACCAAGAAGCCTTTGATGCGTTTGGTAAATTTATTATTAATATTGTAGTTCCAATCTTGATAGGCACATTAGGTGCTGCCCTAAAGACTGTTGGAGTTATTGCAGGTGAAGTTACAAACATTATTGGCAAGGTTATTTCAGGAATTCAGCGAGCTGTTGATGTTGCAATCGCTGCCATTAATGCTTTGATTGAAAGATACAATTCCATTCCATTGTTGCCTAATATAGGTTCAAATGGTAGCGGTGGAATTTCAAACGCTGGAAATGCTGGCGCATCAGGATCGTCAGATTTAAGTAATTCATCAGCCACCGATGCACAATTGCGTGCAGGAGCGTTAAGGGCTGGCACAACAGTAAATAACATTACAGTTCAAGCCGTAGATTCTGAGGGTGCTGCAAGAGCCGTTGCCAAAGTATTAAATCAGAGCGCATCAAGATCAGTTCCACAGCTTTACAACAGCGGGATAACTAGGGCTCGATAATGACAGTCTGGACACCTGACTGGAAATTAACTGTTGCTGGTGTTGATTACACCGACATTGCTATTAGCGATATTGCCCACCAAGCAGGTCGAGATGATATTTATACTCAACCTAATCCATCTTATTTGCAGGTTGCTCTAGTTGCCCTATCTGGTCAAACATTGCCATTTCAAATTAACGATTCTTTGAGTTTGCAAGTTAAAGATAGTTCCGGAACTTATGTAAATTTATTTGGCGGAGATGTTACTGATGTAACTGTTGAGGTTGGGGCAACTGGATCATTGGCAACTGTTGTGAATTACACAATCCTTGCAATGGGTTCATTAGTTAAACTTGCCAAAGAAATCTACAACGACAATCTTTCACAAGATGAGGATGGCGACCAGATTTATGAGTTGCTATCTAGCGTTTTGTTGGCATCATGGAATGATGTTCCAGCAGCTACAACATGGGCGACCTATAACGCAACAGAAACTTGGGCAACGGCAGGTAATCAAGGTTTAGGCGAAATCGATCAACCAGGGCTTTATACGATGTCTAGCAGATCAGCCGATCCTGATACTGTCTATAACATTGCAAGTTTCATTGCAGATAGCGCATTTGGTTATCTTTATGAAGCACCTAATGGGGACATTGGTTATGCAGATGCAGACCATAGGCAAACTTATTTAATAGCCAATGGTTATGTTGATTTGGACGCTAAGCATGCTCTAGGTCAAGGATTATCAACTATTACAAGATCCGCAGATATTCGCAATGACATTTATATCAATTATGGAAACAATTTTAATTCACAGGCAACTGCCACAAGTACAGAATCCATTGGCTTATATGGCTACAAAGCTGAAAATATCAGTTCGGCTATTCATTCAGGTGTAGATGCCCAAGAGGTCGCAGACAGATACATTGACCAGCGTGCCTTTCCGTTAGCAGCTTTTCAATCCATAACCTTTCCAATAACTAATCCGCAGATTGATAACAGCGATAGAGATAACCTTTTAGGTGTGTTTATGGGTCAGCCTTTAAACATTCAAAACCTGCCAACTCAGATCTCAAATGGTGTATTTGAGGGTTATGTTGAGGGATGGCGTTGGAGCACAAGGTTTAATGAATTATTTCTAACCATCAATCTTTCACCGGTGGCGTTTAGCCAAGTGGCGATGCGCTGGAATACTGTGCCAATCACCGAGGCATGGAACACACTAGATCCAACATTAACATGGGAATACGCTACAATCGTATCCTGAGAATAGGACAATATGGCAACCACTACTAATTACAGCTGGAGCACTCCAGATGATACAGCCTTGGTCAAAGATGGCGCAGCAGCCATTAGATCACTTGGCACAGCAATTGATACAACAGTTTTTACAAATGCCGGAGCGGCAATTGCAAAAGCCACAGTTGATGCAAAAGGTGATTTGATTGCAGGAACAGCTGATAACACAATTGCAAGATTAGCCGTCGGAGCAAACGATACAGTTTTGACAGCTGATTCCTCAACTGCAACAGGTTTAAAATGGGCTTCTGCCGCTGCTGGTGGAATGACTTTGATTTCAACTACTTCATTGACTGGCGCAACAGTTTCATTAACAAGTTTTAGTGGATACACAGATTTGCAGTTAATAGTTATTGGGGCTTATGGATCAAATCAAAATACATTCCAAGCCCGCTTCAATAGCGATACTGGCAGTAATTATTTTACAGGACAATTTGCCATAGGTGCAAATATGAGTGCAAATAGTGCAATTGTTTTAGGTGATGGTTTATCAAGTTCATCTACTGATGCCACAATAAGAAATTTTTCAGTTTTGACAATTCAAAGATACGCTTCAGCAACTC